TAACGCTCTGTAAAGTTCCAGTTAGGCACTTCTAAAACCTCTTTGTAGCTTTTTATCCACTTGCTCGGTATATTGCTAGTCTGAGCTTTACGCATTATTAGCCTATCGTGGTTACCTATAATTACAGTAGCTTTATTAAAAGCCTCGTACCATTTAGCTAATTTTTTTATAGCTAGCTCTAGCTCATTGTCGCCACCCATAGCACAAGTCGGGGTTTCGTGATAACTTGCGTATAAATTGTCTATAATATCGCCTATAAATACTACTTCGTTACATTCGTGCTTATGGTACTGCTCTAAGCAAAACTCTAAATATCCGTCTAAAGTAAACGGCTCGTGTATATCTCCTATAACTAGTACGTTATTTTTAGAGTATTTACGGTAGTTTAATAGTAGAGCCTCTTCATCTGGTTTTAGTCTGTACCTATTGTTTGCCATCTTGTTTAATTTTAGTTATTTTCTCTAGGCCTCTACTACCAAAGTAAGCCGAAAAAGCTACTAATAACAAACTGCTATAAATTTCTTTATATCCGTCTGCTAGTGTAAACTCGCCTATATTGCCGTCGCAAAAGCTAATAACTACAAATATAAATAAAAGAAAGATTAAACTAGCGGGGCGTATATTTCTTGCTAACAAACTACTGTTAGCGTCTGCTTGCCACCTTTGCGTTATATTGTCCTCTACTACCTTAGTATAGTTAGTCTCTAGCTCTTTTAATTTAGCTTTTAGTACTAGTTTCTCTTCTTTGCTAGTTACTACCTCATCTATTAACGTGGTTACTCCGCCGTTAAATAGCTCTTTTATAATGCTTACTACTGGTAAAGCCATATAGCACTAGGTTTATCGTAGTCGGCGTCTACGTGTATAAATTGAGTAGCTATGCCTATACGTCTGCCTAAGCCTACTAAAAATAAACCTTTTAGTATTCTAGCTCTGTCGCTACTGTTTTTACATTTTATGTCTACGGCTACGCCTTTTAGGTGCGAGCTGCCTACTCTGCCGCCTACTTTTGCGTTATGTTCTGGCGTTCTATAGCCGCTTGTAATTTTATAAGGTACGCCGCTTATAGCTCTCGCCTCGTCTAATTTATGTAAAAAATTTACATTCATTTTGCCGCCGTCTGTAGTCGGTAAACCGCTACCTATTTCGTCGGGGCTATCAAATTCCTCATAATCAAAGTACTTCATTTACTGACGCTTTTATAAAGTTTTTATAGTTTTACTTGTTTTTGTCTAAATCGTTTTTAAGCCTATTTTAAAGAGTTTTAAGCTATTTTACTAGTGCTAGCATATCAATATATTAAAAGTTTGAGTTATTGCAATAGGTTAAAATTACTAGGTAAGGTTATTAACGCTTTTTTGTAAATAAAAAAAACTATATTTTTCTAGGATATAATAAAAAAACTAATTTAGTTTTTATTTTTTCTTTTATTTCTATAGTATATATACCTATCTACAGTATATAATATAGACACTATTAAAAGTACTATTTGTAGTAATTCCTCTACCGCCGAAAAGCTTATTGCTGCCGTTACACTATTCAGACTTAATACGTCTGCGTTCTCTTTTATTAGGCTTTTCATCTTTTTGCTTTTCTAAATAGCTTTTTAGCTTTGTTATATTTTCTTTTTTTGGCTTATACATATTAGCACCCTCTGCTTATGTCTGGCGTTAAAAAGTCGTTTAAAGTAATTCTAGTACTTTTTTGTATTGTGTTTAAGTTCATACCGTTAAAATATGCCTCGCTTGTAGGGCTCATATCTGCCCCAGTATTATTACTATACTCTATAAATAAACTTGTATTATTTTTAAGGTATTCTACTAAACGCTCTGCGTAAAACTGAGCCGTATTAACTATAATATTACGCATATATTTAATATCCTCTAAACTTGCGGGCGTACTAGTCTCTGATATTTTTCGTACTATATCTTTATTCATTATTTTATAAGATAAAAAAGGCATACACTCGTATAGGCTATAGTGCACTAGTACGGGTTGTATGTACTCATCTACTAAAGTTTTATAGTCTCCTGCCAAAGTTCCCGCCGTTATTTCTGCCTCTATCTTTTCGTATAAATTAGTACCTAGTAATTGTTGTACGTGTATGTCTTGCGACACTTTTATATATGGTAGTAATAGCTCTACGTCTACGTTACCGTTTATCGTTGTGCTATTTTTTATTGTCTCTTCTGATATAAATAGTACTGCCATTTTTAGCTCATTTGTTTAGTTACAAAACCTCTATTATTCATATTTTTAGGTGCTACGCTTACCTCTTGCTCGTTTACTTGTGGCTTAAAACCTCTGCTACGTGCTTTAGTAGTTGTTATTACTCTATCGTCTCTTGTAGCTTTGTCGCCTGCTTGTATATAAATACGTCTAAACCATTTATGTCTGCAGTCGCCGCCGCCTTTAAATTTCCATATAGAGTACGTATCTGCTCCACGTAAGCCCCAACCTTTATTTACTGCCTGCGAGCCCATTCGTATAATATCCTCTTTACGATAAATTTTATTAGCTTTTACCATTTTGTCGCAAAACTCTCTGCTAGGTAGCCCTTTGTTTACGTTGTTAAAGGTTTTCTCTGTAGTGTATACATATCTAACTCTATATTTAGTTTTATGCGTTTGTGTACTTACGCCGTCCTGCTCGCTTTTAGCGTTAGGTATTGCTCTACCAGTACTAGCAAGCTCTAGCTTTTCTATGTTATATTGAAAGTCAAAATCTTCGTGTTCGTCTGTAGCGTCCTCTTCGTCTATTAGCTCCCACTCTTCTAGGTTTTCGTCCTCGCCGTATAAGTCTATTAAGTCGTCTAAGATATTGTCGGAGCTCATTTTTACCTCTTCGGTTACTGACTGCTCGCCAGTTTCTAAAGGTGCATAGCCTGCCTCTTCTCTTATCTCGTCTTGCGTTAGTACGTCTTTTAATATATCCGCACCGAATAAAGAGTTAAGCGGCTGCGTATCTTTTACCCCAAATGGCACAACTACCCCATTTACTGCTAAAAGTCGCTTAAAAGTCCTTAAAATAGTGTTTTGGTAAGGTTTTACTACTGTGTTCATATAGAGCTCGTAAGCTTGCGTAAGCTCGTTACGTCCGCCTAGCTGCCCCTCTGTCTTAACTCCTAAAAGCATAGGCGAGGTTACTCTGTGCCCTATCATTATATTTTGAATACATAGCTCGTTAAGTACTGTATACTGCTTATCTGCGTTAGATACTTGTATAGGTACTATCTCGGGGCGGCTATTTGCGTCGTCGCTAAAGGTTAAAACAAATTTACCTGCATTATTAGCACCCGTAAATTTTTGAGTTATCTGTCTCTCTATCTGTTGGCGTTCCTCTTGTGTAGGTATACCATTAGAAAAATTAATAAAATAGCTCCCGCTAAATCCATTTGCAATATTGTTTAAGTGAAAGTCGCTAGTTAAGTTATCTACTTGTACCCAGTTAGTAGCTGCTACATAGTCGGGCGTGTGGTATAATTCCATAGCAGGAGAGTATAAGCCCGTATATAATATCTGCGAGCCCTCTCGTCTATCGTTAGCGTTAAAAGCTGCTACACGTCTAGGCATATACTCCTTTTTACGATACTGTGCCCAGTCCGCACTTATATAGTAGTCTCTTACTATACCGTTCTCGTCGGGCGTTCCTACTCTTAGCTGCTCTACTGGTATATGGTGTACCTCTGCTATCTTACTTCTATCTTTAGAGTAAATAACATTTAAAGCAAAAGAGCCTTGTAGTTTTAAATCAAAAGCTACTTTAGTAAATATATCGTGAGCCGTTTCTTTGCCGTTTATAGCTCCTAAAAATTTCTTTAGCTCTACAAATTGGCTTAAATCGTCGTGCTCTTCTGGTAGTAAGTCCTCGCCCGCTATCATAGCAGCCGTAGCGTTAATTACTGCGGCGTGCGTTGCACTATTATTGTATAAGTCTACTAAGTACTGCGGGTAGTTATTTCTATATTCTCCGTCGCCGTATTGTACCCACTCTAGCCCGTTTATCTCTCTTACTTTAGGTTGTACCTCGTTAGTAAGTTGTATATTTAGTAGTCTGTTTTTCATTTTAAATTGCGTTTCTGCTTATTATGTCGCTTTCTGCGTTAGTTAAATCGCTGCCCGTTAGCTCTACGTTCCATATAGCAAACTCGTTTAAGTTACCGCTAAATTGAGTATTAGATATATCGCCGCTACCTATTTGCGTTACGTCGAATAAATCTGTAACGTCTGTAGAAACTGTACCTACTTGCGTACCGTTAATACGTACAATAAAAAGCCCCGCAGCGTTTCGTATGCAAGTTAGTAAAAATTGTGAGGTTGGGAAAGCTTGGCTCATTGGGTTAATTTCTGATTGCACCCCGTTAGCTCTTAAAGCTATACGCTCGTCGTCGCCGCCTCTATACATTTTAATAACGTCGTTACCCGCTCTACCTAGTGGGGCGTCATTTGTTAGCGTTCCCGTTTCGTCTGGGTTCATAGCTATACAAATAGTAAAAGCTCCTAAGTTTATCTCGCTATCTAACGTCATAGTATCGTCTGAGCCGTCAAAAGTAATTTTACCACCCAACGTATAAGCGGGCTTATTGTTGTCTCTTGATTGGCTAGCGTCGTTATTGTTAGTAGTTAAATCAGTCCACTCAGAAACGCCCGCAGCCGTAAAAGTTATACCCGTATCTCTTTTTAGCCATAGCGTTAAGCCTGCTATATCTAATAAGTTAATAGCCGCCGTACTTACTCTACTTTGTATTTTAAAAGCTTGTGCTAAAAACATACTTTTAGTTTTTATATCCGATAGCTAAACCACTAGTTAAAGTTATCGCCGTAAAAGGTGCAAAAATTACTACGCCTGCGGGTATAGTTTTACCGTCTAAGCCTGCGTCGTTAGTTGCTCCCGTTATAGTGCAATTTGTTATAACGCTCTCGTTAAGAAATTGTATAGCGTAAAAGCTCTCTGTTTGTGCTGCCGTAGTAAATATATCTACTGCTCCCTCTTTACCTAGTTGCTCTCTTAAAAGTTGTGTATTATTTTTATAGCTCATTTTTTATATTTTTAAGTATACTGTATTATTGTTTAATATGTTATCGTTATTCTCAGCTAAAGGCGTGTATTGTGTATATGTTACCTCTTCTTGTAGCGTAGTGTTAAAGTATAGTTTACCCTGCTCGCATATATCGGCACTTGTTAAGGTATCGTCGCTAGTTAAATCGTTTAGCCTTATATTGTACATTGTATAAGTATGGTAGCCCTCGTGTGTAAATCTAAGTTGAGAAGCACTAGCTCCACTATCTACCATTGTAAAGGTAAAAGTAACATACCTAGACGTCGTACTAGCTACAGTAGGATAAGCAAATTGCTCGTCCTTAGTCATATCATTAACTACCTTTATAAAAAAGTAAGACGTTATACTGCTATCGTAAAGCCTTTTACTGTTAAGGCTAAGTTTTATAGTGTTACTTTGTGTACCCGTACTAGTTTTATTTAACCTTATCATATTATAATATATAAAATAGTCGCTTTTATTTCGATTATACCAAAAAAAAAGGGCTAAAAGCCCTCTTTTATTAGATATATTTTAGTTATTAACTAATTAGCTATTTACTATACCTATAGCTGAGCCACCGTTAAACGCTGAGTTATCGAAAGGACGACTAGTATAGTCAGCTACTACAGATAAAGGAAAACGCTCCATACCCGCAAAGGTTAGGTTATATCCGCTCATATCTCCAAAAGCCGCACCACTTGCACCCGTTCCAGTTGTAAGCTCTAAACCATTCTCTCCACCTAAGCAAAGTATAGTATTATGCCCGCCCGTAGATAGTCTAGCGTTAAGCTCTACAAATACTACAAGCCTATTTTGAGCTAGTAATTTAATCTCGTTTTGATCTGCCGACGTAATAGCGTGTAACATAATGTTTACGCTAGGCTCGTAAAAATACGTGCCGTTTTCTGAGCTACCCGTAATAGTCTCTGTATAAGAGCCCGTACCTCTCGGTAAAGTATATTTATATAAAGACGTAGCCGCACCGCTAGCAAATTCTATATCGCTAATTACTCCTGCCTCTATGTTTGTTAATACTAAATCAGATAATTGAGCAAAGTAAACCGCTTTAATACCACCCGTACTAGTTTTACAGTCTAAGCTACGCCCTTTTGTTAATTCGCAAGCCATATTATTTTTAGTTTTAGGTGCTTAGATGGTAAGGGCGTTAGCCCCTACCTCTTAGCAGTTATTAATTTATGATTGTTTTACCCAGTCAGCAGCTACTCCTACTTGTACTCCTGCCGTATATTTAGCTACTAGTCTAATGTTATCGCTACCGTCTAGGTTAGCCATATCTAGCACTCTAATCTCTGTTAAGTCTGAGCTTAAAGAAGTACCAAAGTAAAAGTTAGATTTTTGCCCTGCGTACATTACGTCGTCTTGTAAACCTGCTACTACCGCAATTTTTACGCCCTCAAATACTGGCTCGTACTGCCCCATATTGTTGAAAGGGAAAGCCGATAAAGCCGAAATAGCATTAATGTAAAAACGGTAAGTTTTCTTATTCATATAGATATATAAATCGTCTGCCATATATACGTTAGCTGGTATATCCGCCACTAATTGCCCTAAGTTAGCAATAATATTATCCGCTGAGTAAGCCGCTGATGCTGAGCTAGTAGCCATACCCGTAGCGTCGATACCTGCAAAAGAGCCGTTACCCCCTGCCGTTCCTTGCCAGATAGCTAATTCTGTAGCGTCTGCAATAGACTGAGCTAAGTAAGACGTAGCGTACGCTACAAAGTCGCCCTCTTGCTGCCCGCTCCAGTCAGATAGCATAGTCTTTTTACAAATGTCAATATTTACTTGTAAAGGTTTTACCTCTAATACGCTCTCTGTTAAAGTAAGTGTAGCCGATTGTTCGTTAAAGTTACAAGTTCTGTCTTTAATTAAGTCAGCCCCTGCTACTTTGTTTACTACTTCTTTGTAGTTAATGTTTTCTCTGATTGTTAAAAACTCCATTGTGCGAGCTTGTTTTAAAGCCGCCGAAATGTACAAGCCTGCGTGTTCGCCTGCGTAAGTACTGTTAGTGATAGTTAATGCCATTTTTTAGTTATTTTTATTAAAATTATACATATATTTCTGTCTCGCCGTCATTTTCTCGTATTCTGTAGGCGTTACCTCTTTTTTAACTGAGTTAAACTTAGATACTTTTAAAGGCTCTGTAGCTGGGCTTTCGTTAAGCTCTTTTACTTGTGCCGATAACTTAGTATTTTCGTCTAATAGCTCCGCTATATTTTCGTCTTTAGATAAGTTTAAACCTCTAACCTCGTCTAACTCTGCCGTTAGTCTGCTTATATCGTTTCTAACCTCTTCTAATAATTCTTTTACTACTGTGCCAACTTCTAATAAGATAGCCTCTTCGTTGCTCATCTCTACCTCTTCAACTGGCTCTTCTAATTCCTCTTCTACTTCTGCCTCGTTTACTTCTGTTACGATACCCTCAGCGTCTACGCTAAAAGTTACGCCGCTCTCTAACGAGTAGTTGCCCTCTGGTAGTGGCGTCTGTACGCCGTCCTCTGATAAGATATTTAAAAGTACGCCCGCCGCTAGTTCGTCCGCCTCTGATACTATAATAGTACCGTCTGCTAGTTTGTCCTCGTACATAAGGTTTACCTCTTTAGTTACTTCGCTCTCGTCATTTAATCCTAGAGCTACTTTAATTCTTTCTTTTAAATCCATTTTTAATACGTTTTAAACGAGTTACTTTTTATTTCTATAGTAATATATACAAAAGTTTATTTTGTTTCGTTTTCGGCTTTTAAAATACGCTCCGCCCAACGTAACATAACCTCGCCGCCCCATAAGTTATACGAAATAGTGCCGCAGTCGTTCCAGTCTCCACTATTATAAGTTTTTGCCCTTTTTAAATAGCTATAAACCCTTGATACGGTTTTACTCGAAATATTACGACGTGCTGCTAATTGCTGAGCTCTTACTTTACCCGTTTGCGTTGCGCACTTATTGCCTCGCTCTTCATTCTCTACTATAGCCCTCTCTGCGTTCTCGCTAGCTCCTTTAGGGTAGTCGTTATAGCTTGCAAGCTCTGTACATACCTCGTTAGCGTCTAAGTCCTCTATAAGCTCTAATAAGCTCTCTACTATTTCGTGGTTACTACAAGGCATATAGAATACGTCGCCGTCTATTACGTGCTCGTGCGTTCCGTCGCAGCCTAACTCTTTAGCCGCAGCCTTAGCGTCTGCCTCGTCAGTATATAGAGGTAAGCCGTTTACTTCGCCTACTGGCTCGGCGTATTTCTTTTTATCTTTGTCCTCTTCTTTAGCTAGCGTTTGCATTTTATCAACAAAGTAGCCCTCTATACTTAGCCCCTTTAACTCGCCCTCTTTTATTCTGTTCCATACGTCGTCATTTAAAACACGCATAGTAACAAACCACGTACCTACGGGCAACTCGTAGCCGTATTTATTGCTCTTATCTTTTTTACTATCCTCTACTATCCAACTCTCTACAGTATGTACGCCCGTTACTTTGTCCTCGTGTTGCACCGTTGCGTTATTTGTATTCTGATGCTTTAAGTAAGCCTCTGCGGCTTTTCTTACAGTATCGGCGGTAAAGTATACGTAGTACTCTTTATCTTTTTTTGCGTCGTACCTATATATCTGTTTATAAGGTATTAACGCAGGGCTAACTAGTAGGCGTTTATCTTCGTCTATAGCTGCTAGCGTTAAGTTAGTATCTTTATTAAAGTATACAAAGTCTGTTTCTATAGCAGGGTTACTAACTAAGCTAATAGCGTCTATAGCTAAAGCCTCGTTTTCGTTGTCTACTACTAGCTCTACTATATCGTAAGTTTTGTTAGCTTGCTCGCACTCTTCTAAAGTATCGTACTTACATTTACCATTCTTACCCCACTTATACTTATTATTCTCGCATTTGTTACACGGCATATCTTTATTTTTTAAATTGTTGCTTTTTGTCTTATTTTATCTAGGCTATTTTGTGAGTTTGTTACGTCGTCAGTTACTACAAACGCTTTTATAGCTCCGAACGTCTGCCCGTTGCTACTAGTATCTAAAGTACCGCCGTCAGCAAAACCTACGCCGCCGCCTGCCTCGTTCATAGCACTTAATAGCGGCTTAAACATTCTAGTGCTTTTAGCGTTTATTACTGTCTCGCCTTTGCTTAGTTTAGCACTTACGCTATCGCTTGTACCAGTACCAAAGCCGCCAACCATTCCACCCCTAGCAAATTTAGGCTCTTGCGTTCCTACTATATCGGCTACGCTTTTAAATCCTGCGGCTGCCGTTATTCCTGCTAAACCTACGTTTATAGGCGGCGGAGCTGAGGCTAAAGCTGCCGTTATACCTTGATAAGTATTTATAGTAGCTTGTGCTATTGCTGCCGCCTTACCCGCTTTACTCTCTTTACCGAATACGTCTTGTATCAAACTTAGCGTACCTTGTGCTAAAGCCATTTTACTATCTGCTAAGGCTTTCTCTTTTGCTAAGTCGTCCGCTCGTTTTTTGTCTTTATCTGCCTCTATTTTGTCTCTGTCTGCTTTATCCTTAGCCCTATATTTAGCGTCTATATCTGCTTTTTTTAAATTAAAGCTCTCTTCTGACGCTAGTAATAGCTCTTGCTTTTGCTCTTCTGTAGCTACTAAAGCCTCTATTTCTAAAGCTGCCTTTTCTTGTTGCTGCTCTAAAGCTATTAGCTCTTTCTCTTCTGCGTTCTCAGCCCTTAATAACTCTAACTCGTCTAGTACGGCGTTTTTCTTTTTAGTTATTGCTAACTCATTGGCTGCTATCTCTTCTTTTCTTTTAGCCTCGTCTGCGTCTCTCTGCCTTTGTGCTGCCTCCATCTCAGTCTTAAGCGTATCCTCTGCCGTCATTAATCGCTTACGCTTGCTAAAACTAGCCGTTTGCATCTCTATAAGCTTAACCTCTTCTGCCGCTAGTCTGTCTAAGTCCTCTGCTAAACTCTCGCCTAGCTCTACCTCTGTACGTGTTGCCTCTAGTTTTTCTTTTTGTAGTGCTATGGCTTTCTCTGTAGTAGCTATTTCTAATTCGTTAGCCGTTTTAAGTGCTGCTATTCTGTCCTCGTAGCTAGCCGTCTCGTCCTCTGCTAATAGTCGAGCCTCTGCTATTACTTGGTTAGTCTGTGCTCTCTCTTTACTAAAGTCTCGCTCTGCGTCTTTTACCCTTTGTAGCGTTCTAGTTAGCTCTATCATTGCTTTAGTTTCGTTAGCTATCTCTTCGCCTAAGCCACTTACTGCCGCCTTAGCGTCCTCTGCCGCTCCTTTAAAGTCTCCGCTAAATACTTTTATAATAGCCCCACCTATTGCGCTTATTCTATCGGTTAAAACGCTTACGGTAGCCCCTAAAGCTTTAAACGCTACTTGTACCGTCTCCGCTCCTTTTTTAGTATTTGTAAAGTAAGTAACTAACGCACCTACGGCTAAAACTAGTAAGCCTATACCAGTACTAGCAATACCCATTTTAATAGAGGTAAACATAAGTTTAGATACGCCCTTAACTTTATTAAAAGCGGTGCTAAGTCCGTTTATACTTACGCCCATTATACTAAACTGCCCCGCCGCATTTTTTGCCTCGTCTCCTGCACCCTTAGCACTTTTCTTAATATTGTCTAAGCCTTTGTCTGCGTTTTTAGTATCGGTTTTTACTTTTATTATTATCTCTTCGCTTGCCATTTGCCTAAAATTACGTCGTTATTTTCTGTTTTTACTTTGTCGTATTTTGCTATCGTAGGTAGTACCTCTTTTAACGCACTAAAAGCTACGGCTATCATATCGCCCCTTACCTTTATACCTATACTTAATTTTTTTCTATCCATATCTAACCTCAGTTAATTTTATTGTTACGTTCCAGTATGCCGTGTGGCTTGCCTCGCCTTGTACTGATACTTTTAAATAGTCGCTCCCTGCTGCTAAAGTTACGTCGTAGTCTAAGTTACTATCTCTTTTAGTAACTACGTCAGTATGGCCTATTTGCGAAAACGTACTATTTACATACCTAAAAGCAGCGTAGCCCGTCTGTGTCCACGCCTCGTTACTTGCAGCGTTTAAAGCTACCGCCGTATACTCTACTGCGTACGCCGTCTCGTAGTCTGTGTTAGTAAAGTATCTATTATTTAATACCCCACCTATAAAAGCCTCTGTTATTGCTGCGTCTGTAGTAGTTTGCGAGTATGTTAAAATAGTGTGCTTACTTCTGTTAGCCGTTTCGTTATACCCTATAGCTAGCTCGCCGTTATTCTCTGCGTATACGTTTTTACCTATTACTATAT